TATAACCTCCATATGGAAAAACCAAAATTTGATATAAGTAATATCTACTTATCAAATAAGGCTGGTCCAAATGGTAAGGCAACAAAGACTTGTTACAATTCTTTGTTATCCTATAGTTATGATTTGATGGCATGTATTTTTAAAATTACAGACCAATCTGGAATTGATTATTTCCAAAGTCAATATAATTATGCTTGGGAAAAAGGTTTTCCTTCGCAAAAATTAGGTAAACTTTCATTTATCTATGATCCTGAGTGTAAATTAAGAATAGTTGCTATAGTAGACTACTATACACAATTATTTCTTAAACCTATACATGAGAGCATTATGAACAAACTTCATAATCTCCCTTGTGATAGGACTTATACTCAGAGTCCTTTAAACAAATGAAAGGACGATGGAAATATGTTTTGATCTATAGACCTATCATCAGCAACTGATAGATTTCCAATTTCACTCCAAAGGAGACTTCTTGAGATAGCAATATCAAAAGAGGTCGCCGATGGATGAAGTTTTATTCTATCAGATAGGAAATTTGAAACACCAGAAGGAAAACTTGTTCAATATAGAACAGGTCAACCAATGGGTTCTTATTCTTCCTGAGCTGCCTTTACTCTTACTCACCACTTAGTTTTACACTGATGTGCAAAATTATGTGGTTATGAGAAATTCACAGATTATATCATTTTAGGTGACGATATTGTTATTAAAAACGATAGAGTTGCCAAAATGTATATGAAGTGAATGAATCATCTAGGAGTAGAATTATCTGTTAGTAAAACACATGTATCAAAAGATACGTATGAATTTGCTAAAAGATGGTTCTGTAAAGGGAGAGAAATTACTGGATTACCAATGAATGGAATTGTTGAAAACATCAATAACCCATTCATTGTAATGGTAAATCTCTATGATTTTTTTAAAGTCAAGGGAAACTACCTAGGTTCTACTAAGAATCTTCCATGTATATTATCTTCTCTTTACAAAGGTTTAAGTCTTAAATTATCGAAGAAATTCAATAATTCAAGATTTAAAATGAAGATCTATACTTTCCATAAATCATTAGACTTTTCATTTGGATATTTAACATATGATTCTCTGAGAGAATTATTATGTTTAAATATTACAAATGAAGAGTTTATGATCCCTGATCAACATTTAATTCATAAAATTTATGATGATGTTGTTGCTCAAGGAATGGGAAGTTCCATCAAAAATAGTATGACTTCTTTAACCAGTTTGGCCTCAAAAGTTATAGATGGTAAAACCATTTATAATTTAGAGGATCCAAACGAATTAAGAAATTATCCTATTTTTAAAGGAATAGTTAATTATGTTAACAGATACAAAGATTCTGTTAGTAAATGGGACATAAACAGTTCCAATTACAGACAGAAATCCAAAGATCTGTTAATGCTAAATATAGACAATGTATTTGGTAAAGAGAGAAATAAAACACTCGAATTACTTA